CTTGCTTGCTCTGGGTTTGTAGAAAGTTCTTCAACTGTCGGGAAATAAACGATTGCTTTTACTCTGTCGGCTTCAATCCAAATATCTTCCGTTTTTCCAAGTGGAAAATCACGGCTATTGTGAAAACCAAGAAAGACTTTATTTTTAAGATAATTTGTAAGGTCGCAACCACTTGCCCTTAAAATATCGCCATCACGATCCACAACTTCCTTTGAGATTGTGAACAAAACCCGTCTGTCACCCATATCTTTAATTTCTATAGGCAATTCTTTCTTGCTGATTATTCCTTTCTCATATTTCATTTTAATCTCCTATTCCTGTTGTAAATGCTTTTTCTATTGTCCAATGCAGGCTTTTAATTCGCCTGTGGATTGTTTTATAATTTAGTCCAAGTTCACAACACCATTGTTTAAGATTTTGGGTTTTGCCTTTGTATGTAATATAATGGCAAAAGTTTCGGTTGTTTGCCTGTACCTTCCTATCGACCCAACGGCAATTTTCGGGGCTATACCCTTTGTCGTTATCTATGCGGTCAATAGTCAATCCTTCTTTGTATCCATTTTCCAAAGCCCATTTTTCAAAAGTTCTCCACCCTTTTGTATATATGCCATAATGGGTACAAACCTTTTCCGTATTTAACCATTCTTTGCAAACTGTTATTCCCCGTTCTCCATAGTGTTTATAACTTTTTGCGTTTGGGTTATAACATCTTGCCAACATTGAATGATAAACCAAGTTTAATTTTTGTTGTTTAATCATTTTTCAAATCTCCTATAATTTGAAGTTCCTATATATTAAAATTGTGGAAGGCAACTAGGATATTGCTTTTCGGGTTGCACTCCCTATCCACAATTTAATTATAACTCACTTAATACAATCTTTCAAATTAAAGTCCTGTCAAGGTAACTACAACCTTTGCCATTCCGTCTTTGCCTTCTGTCGGCACAATTTCAACAGGCTCTGTGTAAGTTGATGCGTCAATGCTTACTGCCTTTGAAGTTTCGATTGCAGGAATATTTGAAAGTGTGATTGTCGCTTTCTTCATTCCGTCTTTTCCGCTTGTTGGTGTAACTTCAACGGGGCTTTCATAAGTTGATACATTGATTGTCGCTGATTTGTTATTTTCCAAATCTGCCCCCGCAATAGTAACTGTGTTGAATGTAACTTTCTTTACATCGTAATCACAATCGCCAACAATTCCGATTGCATTGTCGCAACCTGTAATTTTTACGAACTTCTTTGCACCAACCAAAGAAAAACAGAAACCTTTGTTGATGTTTTCCGCATCGCTTGCAAGGGTCAAGAAGTCGTCATAACTTCCCGCTTCTGTGTCGCTAGTAACTACTTTTACCGCAGTTCCAGAACTTCCGCCAACGCAAACAACCGCAAGTGTATCAATTCCCAAGCGGTTGAAAGCGGTCTTTACATCTCCAATAATTCCGATTTTATCAAGCATTGTTTTCATAATTTTATTCTCCTTTAATTTAATTTACATCATTACAAACGGGGCAATAGTACAACGGCAATTGCAAACCTGTCCCGCAGGTGCAGTCGGGTCGCCCGCATATTCCATAAATGCCCCTTCGACATTATCCATAGCAGGAACTTCAAACTTGTCTGTTATCGGGACAACTGTCCCGTCCATTATCAAGTGCGAATCCCTTGTTCTGTCGTCCTGCACGGAAATCCATTCTTTATAATTTATTCCTTCGGCTCTGTATAATTCATTACTTCCCGCATTCATTGTAGTACAAGATTCAGTTCTTGCGATAAGTGTTGCCCGTGTCTTTTTATCATCATCAAAAAGCCCGTCTGCAACTTCAATCAGCGTTTTAATTCTGTTTCTTAAATCATCACCTTCGACAATGCTTTCTGAAAGTGCCTTGCGTAGTTTCTTCTTTGTGGTGTTGTTTATATCCTTGCACAATTCAAGCCCATAAGAATCAATCCACAAGCTGAAAGCACGTCTAACTGTGTCGCTGATTTCCTTTACTGATTTTTTATTCAAGAGTTCCTGCCCGTGTTCTGCACCGACATTCAAGCCATTAAGGAAAGCCCCCGCCAATGTATGCTTCAAGGCTTCGTCCATTTTATTGTCAAAAAGATTTTCAATAGCAGTTCCGACATCTTTGTTGTTTTCGCAGGCTTTTTTGATTTCTGCATCAACAAGTTCATTCTGTTTTGTAAAGGCTTTTTTCATAGATTTTATAAAAGGCTCTTCAATGCTTGTTGCCCTTGCGTCAAAAACTTTCCAGATCTTGCCACGTCTTTCTTTATCTTCTGCCGATTTCAAAACACGATATTTCTTTTCATAAGCAGTTTGAAGGCTTTTGAATTCTTCTTCGGTCAATTCTTTTTCCCCTTCTTCTTCCTGCGGAACGTTCGGCAAATCAACTTGTGTCGGCTCTGCATCGGGAAGTTCAATCGGCTCTGAATTAAAAGGAACTTCAACGGAACTAAAAGAACGCAGGTAAACATCACCGCCCTTTTCGTCTTTCTCATATCCCATCATTTCCCGCCAATCATTGACAGTAAGAACACCCCTAGAAAGTCCATCGTTTGCAATCTGCAATTTCTGTGCTATATCTTCTGCAATATTATTTTCGTGATGCAGAATTAAAGTTCTTTCCTTGTCGTAATCTTCCCACAATAACTGTGTATTGATTACACGTTCAAACATTCTCAAATCATCGGCTAGAACATTTTTATTAAGAAGATATTCCGCAGAATCTATTGTGCTTCTGTTTGAGTTCTGCAAAATACCCATAATTTCTGGTGGAATGTGATAGTGTTCGTTTGCGTTATCCCGCAGGAATCTTCGGCTTTCTACAAAATCCAATTCAGTCGGGCTTTGTGAAATCTTTTCAAACTTGCTTCCTTCACCTGTTAAAACCATAGGTTCTTTTGCGTGGTGGAATCCTGCCATTTTAGAAAGCCAAGATTGTTTTATCTGGTCCGCAGTTTCCTTATTGCCCGCAGGTGCGTAAATAATTGCCGAAGGGGTTGCATCATTAAAGAAAAGGTTTTTAGCGTATTTGCTTGCATATTCATCGGATTGTATTTCGTCCCCGATTGCTTCACTAGTTCCCCTGCCCCTTCCGTAAGGGTCATTCAAATCTATATCTTTGAAACAGATTACATCTTCAACGGGAACAACAATAGAATTTCCACCCGCAGTTCCGAACGGATAAATCTCCCAAAATCGTGAAGTTGCCGAAGGTGTCTGAACTACCCAAGAAGGTGAAACGGGTTGAAGTGCAATAATCTTTCCGCCTGCGTCCCTTACTTTCAAAAGATATGCTTCACCTACTAACTTATAGCAGGCAAAAACAAAATAGCGGATAGTCAACCCCGTCAATTCTCTATCAGCGGGGCACGGATTTTCAAGAAGATTGTATATTTCGTGATTTTCAATAATGCTTGCTTTGTTTTTATTTTTTCTGAAATCGCCTTTGTTATAAAGATAAAGTTCCGTAGATGCACATTTATTCGCAATAAGTCTTACGGGGTCAAGGCGTGGTGAGGTGTGGAACAGTTCAAGCAGGTCTTTACTCGCCATTGATGGTGCTTGACTCCATCTTTTGACGATTAAATTCTTGATGCTTTCAAGTGGGTTTTTCATAAAGGGTACTTCCTTTTATTTTAATTTTGCTTTCACTATACACCACTTGAAAGAACTTGTCAAAAATCTTACTTCGTATTTAATGCCCGTTCAACAGTCCACCCATATTTTAATCTTGTTGATATTGTATTAGGTTTTATTCCTAATTCCTTTCCCCATTCATTTATTGATTGCGTTTTCCCGTTAAAAGTCAAATAATGACAATTTATATTTTCTTTTGTTTCAAAAGCTTCTTCAACAGTCCAACCCATATAGCAGATTCTATTTCTTATGCGGTCAAAATTCAAATTAAGTTCATCACACCATTCGTGAATTGTTTGTGTCCTGCCCTTATAAGTCAATCGGATATTATTTCTTAAATTGTTGCTCTGGACTTTCATTGTAACCCAACGGCAATTTGGAGGCTCATAGTTTCCGTTCGGGTCTATTCTGTCGATTGTTAGATTATCTTGATAGCCATTTTCTAAAGCCCATTTTTTGAAGGCAAGCCAACCTTTAGAACATCTGCCACCAATTCCCGAAGGCACTAATTTTCTGTCGTTCCATTCATCGCAGATTGTAATTCCACGACCGCCATAATAACTGTAATTTGTGTTGTTTGTGTCATAACATCTACGCTTCATATTGTCGTAGATATTATTTAATCTTGATTGATTTCCCATAGATTAAATCTCCACTAATTTAATTTTGACTTCCACAAAAAAAAAGATTATGGCAAGCGGTGTGGAATCCGCCTTTCACCCGTCGGCTAGCCATAACCTTAATATATTACATTTTTTCAAATTCTTCAATGTCAAAAAGTAATGGTCCAGATATATCTTCTTGATATTTTCCTAGAATAAAATCACAAATCCAATTTCTAGCATAATCGGGGGAAATCATAGAACGTTCTTCCGAACACAAACCCGCTTGCGGACTCTTGTTTGCATAAACGATGCTTTTCTTTTCCTTGTCATTCTGATATGAAAATCCGTGTGTTGGCTCACAGTTCCAAAACCAATAAGCCGTTGGCTTCATATAATAATCGCCCCGTTCCATTCTGTTCATATCTATAACTTCGGGAGCCTTTATAAAATTAGCTTTCAAATAGGTCTGCATACTCCAAGGGTTTTCAAATATCATTCTAATTCCCTTTTCCATACAAACCCCGCAAAATTTAATTAGTATTTCATACAATCGTTCCCGCTTTTTTGAGCGATCAATAATATGCTGAACCTTTTTTAAATTGCTCCACCCTTTATAATTATGACAATTAAGGGAAAATTCCATTTGCGATACGGCACAGAAATAGATACACGGGAAAAATGCAATAATAAGGTCTTGACAAGGGTCGATAGAATCGAACAATGTCTTGTCTTGTCTTGTCTTGTCTTGTCTTGTCTTGTCTTGTCTTGTTAAGTTATCGTATGCCCTGTCAATTTCACCGAATAAATCTGTTATATGGTC